AGACTTTTTAGTTAGGCGAATGCCGCTGCAGTTGGAGCAGAACCCATTGGAACCATAACTGCGAACACGCGAACCTTGCCAGCAAAGTTTGCAGTGTCAGCAGACAGGTCGATGGTGTCTGCAGAGGTATACAGCCAAGAAGCTGTACCAATCTCAATTGCACCAGCAGTGTTGCCGTCTACGTCAGTGACGAAACGGTCAACAGTTGTGTCCCCCAAGTCAAGTACAGATGTTGCACCACCAGCGGTGATGACTTCGATACCTGCACAAACAACAAGCGTGTTAGCTGGAACTTCAAGAGCCTGAACTACGTCAGTACCTGCAACCAAAGCTGTTGAGGAAAAATCCAGAACAACTTGAGCAAGGTGTGCTTTTTCACCAGCAGGGACGCCAACGGCACCATTAGTAATAGTATAAGTAGCCATTATCTAATCTCCCTTACGCTACGGTGTCTACGACGCCACGAACGAGGGCTTCTGGGCGAAGGACTTTGCGTCCAAACACATGAAGGCCACGAACGATGTCGGAGAAGGTTTCAGTTGACCGAACAACTTCGGTTTTTGCAATGTGAGATGCAGTTGCAACGGCTGACATGTGACCAGCCAATACAATTGATTCACCTGCACCAGCAGTAACACCAGTGATGCTAACTGCGTCTGTACCACCAGTTACCAGAGCGGTTGACTTGTAGCAGTTAAAGCCAGCAATCTGACCTTGCATTACAAGACCGTTACGCAGTGGTGAAGTACCGTCGCCAGTTACCTGTACTTCGGCAAACTTCGAACCTGCACCAAACAGCTTTGAGTAGAAAGCAGGTGCAGCAACAAACCAGCGGTTCTCTTCAGGAACAGACTGTTCGTCGAGTTCTTTTGCCATTTCAAGCATCAGGTTAATTGCGTTGTCACGAGTTGTGTGAACAGCAATTGGTGTACCAGCAGTACCCAAAGCAGTGTTGGTTGACAACAGACCGCCAGCAAGTGATGCGTCATCAGCACCAGCAATGCCAGCACCGTTAGCAATTGCTTGCAAAACGTTGAAGTCGTACTTACGCTTCAAAGAATAGGCACCTGAAGAAGTAGCCAGAGCCTCAAAGTTTACATGAGACTGACGCTCTTCGATGTCATCGATTTTGAATGCGAAAGCGTTGGCTTGGTCAACAACCATAGTTGTTTGGTCGTCAGCCAAGTCTTGTGGAGAAACCACTGAGCCGCGTGAGTATGCGGATACAGTGATTGTTGGTTCTTTGATGATACGAACCGTATCGCCAAAGTTCTCAATTTCGCCAGCGTAATCGGTATTTGTGATGTCTTCAGCAACCGAAGCGCGACGGAAAAACTTGAGAACTTTTTGGCTGAAAATTTCCGGTGTAAAGTTACCGGAAGGCAGGTTATTATAACCAGCAGCGCGATTAAAAGCCATTTGCTTTTCCTTCCTTCATTTGAGGTTTAAGATTGATAGTCAATTCGCCCTTCAGCCCGTGCAGCGTCCAGTTCAGCTTCGTGCTTTTCGAACTCCCACGGTTTCATCTTGGCGATTTGTGAAGCTTTCCAAATCTGTTTGCCGTTTGTTGCATCTGCTTTTACATCCCGTGTTGGGGTTTTTGTAACGGCTTCTGCAGCAGCAGCGTCAGACTTGGTTTTCTTCTTTGCTGAACCAGTGTCAGCTTTGTAGAGGTCTATGACCCGTGCCGCCCATCTCGCATCTGTATTGTTTTTGTAAATACCATCTGCGATAGAGGCTGGTTGCTCTTCTAACCATGCAAGAAACTTTTCATCTGATTTAAGTTCTGCAAAGTCGGGCTGAAGTCTTAGCAGTTCCTCGTAGGCTTTCTGCTTTTCCAGTTCCTTTTCACGTTCCTTAATAGTGCCTAGTTCTTCACGTAGTTTTGCAACCTGTGATTCGGTTTGCATACTTGAAACTGTCTGGACCACTTCGAACACATCTGGATACCGTTCTTTGAACTCTTCCAGTTCTTCCTGTGTCTTTGGTGGGGTAACGCCGCGTGGCATTTCCGCTGCCCGTTCTGTCATTGTTCTGCGAAGGGCTTCGATTTCGTTTTTGAACTCGCCTACCTTCTCATCGTAATGACGTTTCAAGTCATCATACCGTTTTTTGTAATCGTGGCTGTCTGAAGCGTCCTTCTTTGTTTCCACGAAACTATCGCCCGTTTCTTCTTGCTGAGTAGCCGCTTCTTGCTGGTCTGCGGGGTCAGCCTCTTGGGCTTCGACTTGTTCTTCGTCGTCATCTTTGTAAACTTCATCGCGATACTTGCCACGATATAAGTTTTCGTTATTTACGGTTCCGAACGAGTCATTTGCTTTGTTGGCACGGTGGCCTCTTGCTTTTGCCATTGTTTTACCTCTTCATGCGGGGCCACATGGCTGTGGGTAGCCGCTCCGGTTGTGCTGGGGCCACGAGTTCGTGGGTAGCCAGCGGATTCTTTAGGCTAGGAAACCGCCTCGCGCTGCTTGGGCAGGTTGCTGCTCATTTTCTGCAATGCGCTGTTCGGTCTTCCGA